GGAAGAGCACGTTCAGCGTGTTGACCCTGTCCTTGACAGGCGGATTTGCGTTGCCATGGACCGCTCTGAACCCGGCCTGCGTCAGTAGCGCGACGTCGCTCTTCGTCGACGTGGAGCGAAGCGCCGTTCCGCTGGCGTCGACGAACGCCTGTAGCCGCATCTGGTACACGTCGTCTCGCGTGTAGTGCCTCCCTCTTGTGCGGGTGAGGTACTGCGCGATCCACTGTGCCACTCGCTCAGCGTGTTCGTCCGTCGTCGTGCCGCCCTCTTTGATCACCTCGCCGACGACGTGTGTCGTGCGTTGCGACTGGTCCGTCTCGACGACGATCCAATGCATGTAGCGCACGTTGAAGTCACATGCGATTTGGATGGTGCCCTTGACGACGACGGGCGACACGCAATGCACCCGCCGGTCGAAGCGGCCATAGACGCGCCCGCCCTTTGCCGTGCGGACGCCGTCGAGTTTCTCCGACGCCGTGCTGTCGTCCATGCGTTGACGCATCGATTCCACATACGTCGACGACAAGTAACTATTGGCCGACGACGTCACGCTCCATTGCCGCACATCGGGCGACGGCTTGGCGAGGATCATCTCATAGGCCGGCCCGTAGCCTTCAGGGGTGCCTGTCAGCACGATTTGCTGACACGGCCCCATGCTGACACGGGCCATCGCCGTCGTCAGGGCCTCGACGTCGCAGAGTTCCCATTCGTCGACGAGAAGCCCGCCAGCGGTGATGCCTTCAAGGGAGCGTGGTTCGTCGGCTGACCGACACAGGATCTCCACCTGCTTGCGCTTGCCGACGGTCAGGATCTTATCCGTCTTGTGCCAAGTGTACGGTAGCTTCCACGCATCGAGCATCCTCCGTGCGGTGGCCACAAACACATCGACGACCATGCGATAGGTGGGCTCGACGACGAGGATCGGGAAGCCACCGGAGCGGAAAGCCATGTCGACGACGGCAGCGACACCGGCCACGGTCTTGCCCGAGCGGTAGCCGCCCTGAAGCACGCGAATGCGCGACGTCCTGTCACCCACCAGCGCGAGCTGGTGAGGTAGCAAGGTCGCTTCGCCGCGCTGGATATTCAGCACGGTGCGCTATTTCCTGTCGGCGGTTGTGACCACCGCAGGCACCCAATCCACCACATCGACCGTGTCCGGCGAGTCAGCGACGGTGCGTCCTGGCGGACCGTAGCGGGCGGGGTCGAGGGCCGCCAGCATGGCGAGGATGGCGGCGCGGTCGCCGTCGTCCGCTAGGGCTGCTAAGCGCTCCTCGAGTTCTTCGATTGACGGTCGCCGCCAGTTGGCCCCCATCGCCACCATGGTCCCGTTGTCGCGGTGCTCAGGCTCCCATCGTGCGTGAGGGGCCAAGGCGATGTCGAGGATCATCTTTGCCGCAGCGTTGCGATCCTTGCTGTCGGCCTCGACGACAGAGAGGCGCTCGGCGTCGGTGAGGTCCGGCACCACGTCGGGGTTGCCGACGGCTTTGGCGTACTGGACGCGCAAGATGTGGTCGGTCGCCGTGCGGAGCCAGCGAGAGAGAGGCAGGCGATCAGACGCCCGCCCGGAACCGGGACGGGGAGGGGACGGCATAGGCAAGCATCTTGCCATATTGGCACAAAAAAACAAACCCCCGACACCATGCCGGGGATCCGTCTGCCTTGTCAGGGCCCATCGTGGGCGTTGTGTAGCGCGTGGAGGCGATGGAGGCAACGACAAAAAAAGAACCCCGGCGAACCGGGGCGGGTGGGGGAGGGGTCAGAGCCAGCCACCGGGGCGGACCACTTCGACGGTCACCTTGCGTGGGAACTGGCCGGGCTGCTGCAGGGTCCACTCCTTGCCAACCTGATAGACGTAGGCGCCGTCACCGACATCGAAGCTGTGCGGCGCACAGCCGGGGCCAGAAGAGTAAGCACCAATCGTCGTCGTCTCGCGACCGTCGACGGTGATGATGCTGTGCGTGTAGGACTTCGCGGCGGTGGTGTTCATGCACCCACTCTACCCAACCGTCACGCATCTGTCAAGCATTCTGTGTGTGTGGCATCCCAAAGCCGGATCTAGACCACCGACAGATCAAAAACCAAACCCCGCCAGCGCAGGCGGGGTCCAGTCGCGATCCGGTGGGTGTCCGGTGCTCGCCAACCCGCCGAGAGACGGTAGCGGGGTGGCGTGGGGGGGAGGGTAGCACGGGCCAGTCGCCGGGGCAAGGGCGGAGGTGGAGCCCTTCTTGATGTATTGATCAGAGAGTAAAGAGATCTCCTAAGAAAACTCCTTATATATAGGGGCTTCCGTTGTTTTAGATCCTTCTTTCCCAAAACGCAGTAGCGGGTCCGACTTCCGCCGAACCCGCTACCCTTTTTTCCCGCGTAAGTATTATCCCTGTTGACGCAGCGCGTAAATCTCGCGTGGGCGTCCGCCCGTAGGCTCCTTTGCTACCACGATTGTCCCCTCTTCGGCAAGCCGGTCGACAATCTCGCCCACCAGACGCGCTGGGAGCGCCCTGCAGGCCCGCAGCAAGTCCGACCTACCCATGGACCCGCGCGAGGCCCGCAAAGCGCCTAGGACAAGCTCACATTGCGCCGCGTGGTCATCCCACGATGCCCGACGATTGGCCGCCAGACTCCCGGCAAAGACCCGCGCCGACTCCTCTGCCAGCGCGACCGCCACACGAGCGCAATCCTCCGTCACGACAGGCACGTCCGCTTCGGGTTGCGCCAGCGCGGCAAGGATCATCGCCAACCGGCCGGCAAACTCCGGCAGACGCGCCAGAACCGCCGGAGGCACATCCTGCCGAGTGCCATCGCGCCGTGCCTTGTCTGCGTCGATCTTGCACTTTGTCAACAGGCCACGCGCCGCGTCATCCTCTGGCATCGTGACCGAGTCATAGAGCCGAAGCTGATCCACGCCGGTGTCGACCGTCACCGCAAGGGCCAGGTGCCATGCCTCATGACGCTCACGCACCGCCAGCACAGCCGAGCGGACGTCCAGCGGCAGATCGTCGTCGGGCCTCGTCTCTGGCGGTTGCCAGTCCGGCAGCACCCACTGTGAACGCATCCACACATGACGACCGACAAAGCCGTCTGCCACGTCGACCGACGTCAGGACACTGTGCAGGCTCTCCGGCGTTGTCGATCCAAGCACCGTTACGACAGGCGCAATCAAGTCGAGTTTGCCACCGCCCTTCACCAACGACACCGCTGGGGACCACTTGTCTGTGCCCTTCGTGGACAACTCCGTCAGAGACTGCTTGATGTCCTGCCGATGTGTCGCGGCCCTTGGACCCATCATGTTCCCGAGCTGCATCCCATACTCGTCAAGCACAAGACACGTCGCCACGCCAGCACCGACAGCCTTCCTCACGCCGTCGACGAAGGCAGGCCCGCTGCTGAAGCTGTTGGGACCGCGCAATGCTGGCCAGCACTCGTCGATGACCCGCGACAGGCAGGACTGCGGACGGTTCTTGCCCTCACCCGACGACGCCATCGACACGACGTAGAGACTCGACGTCGACCGGCGGTACACAAGCCGACGGCCAGCCATCGCCGACCCGAGGGCCAGAAGCGCCGCGATGGTGAGTCCAGGTTGCGGATGATCGGCCCCACGGATCACCCACCCACAGAACGTGTCGCACAAGCCGCCCAGCGCCCTGACATCGGCCAACATTGCCCAACGTGCGGCGTCCTGCTCGGCTGGCGTCGGCCCCTTGGGCTTGGCCCTCTCCGGTGCCATGATGATCTCCGGCTCAATCGCCAGCGCGTTGATCTCGTCGACGTAGTAGCCGCTGTCAGACTCCATAATCGCCTTGTCGACAGGGCTCCGAGGATGCGACGCGCCAGCCTTCAGGCCACGCTCAATCGTGCCCCTCGACTTGCGTTCGCTTTCTCCCTCCCAACCACGGGCCACGCTGTAGAGCGCGTCCGCAGCTACGCCGAACGACAAGTGACCAGCGCCGCAAATCTGCCCGAGCTTGAATGCCGCACGAACCAGCGCATGGTTGCGCCCGCCCTTGCCTGTCCGCGCCACCTCGTCGACTTCCTGCCGCATCGCCGTCTCTGCCCACGACGTCGCAGTGAGCGCAAAAGTCTGGCGCGTGAGCGTGATCGCTTGCTGTCGTGGCCTCACCCTGTCCACGATCCACGACGGCAACGGCACCGGGTCTACGTCATTCGTCCAGGTGTATCCTTTGCCCTCCACCACCGACGGGAACGCCACGATGTAGCCGCCCTCGCCACGCGTGTCGGCATCGGGGCTGATAGCGTTAGGGCTTGACTTGGCTGTGTTGGGCAAGCGCACACCCTCCGGCAGCGCGTAGACGTAGTGCCATCCGCCGCCGCGTGTCCTTGCGATCCACGTTTCAGGCAGGCGCGGCATGATCTCCGACGACGCCGCGTCAATGTCGACGACGTAGATGCCAGACACCGACCCCGTCGCAATCGCCACGTTGGCACCTGGCGTCTTCTCCCACCAAGACCGGATCGTAGCCTCGTCCGTCGTCGCGTCTTTGCACCCGGCAGACCCAGCAAAAGGGATCTTCGTGCCGGGGCTGCAAGGGAACACCGCAAGCCCGCGTTCTGCGTACCAAAGGGCAGCTTCAATATTGGTCATCACCATGGCAGATCGTCCTCTCCAAAACTGTCGCCAGCGGCAGGTTGGGCCTCTGACTCGTTCTCAACCTCGTCATCAATCTCACGGCGCTTGCCATGGTGGATGGCAACGACGCGGTCCCACTTGCCATCCTTCTCCGTCTCGACAGCCACAACCGGGCGCATGTGCCCGTCGTCGAGGAGGGCAAGGGCATCGTCGACGCTCTCTGGCAGGCGACAGCCAACGTGTTCCTCCCACCATCGCATCGCTTTGCGCCACGCAAAGCTGCCCTCTTCGTGCTCGACGCACACCCACTCAGACACGATCTTGCGCCCGAGCCCAAGCGGCCCACCTGGCGGGCAGTAGTCGATCCGAAGCGTCGGTGGCGCGTTGTCGTCGCCGGCCTTGTAGTGCTTGCGCCACTCGACAGCGCCGACCTCATGCCGCACGGGCGGTGCCTTGGGCTTGATCTCGAGGGACAGCGCCGGCAGGTTGCTCGCCTTGTCGTTCGCCTTGCGCTCTGGCGCGGGCCACTCGTAGCCACAGTGAAGGCAGACCCGCACCGCCGGTGCTTGCTGCGCAAGACACTGTGGACACGTCTTTGTGGGCGCGTCGCCGTCGCTCTTCTTTCCCTTGGGCTTCACCTTGACGTCGTCGATGGGGCCATGCCTTGCGATGTTCCCACCGTAGTCCAAAAGCAGGCAATCGGTCTTTCCGTCGGCCAGTCTCATCCCGCGCCCCACCATTTGGACGTAGAGAGAAGGGCTCATGGTCGGCCTGACCAATGCCAGCACGTCGACGACAGGCGCATCAAAGCCAGTCGTCAGGACGTCGCAGGACGCGAGACACGCAAGCTGCCGCGACTTGAATCGCCCGATGATCTCGTCCCGCTGGCCGCGCTCCGTCTCGCCGGTGATTACGTCGCAGGACACGCCACGGATTTGCATCTCGTTTCGCAGACGCTTTGCATGGGCCACCGACGTGCCGAAGATCATGGCCGACGTGCGCCCGCCATCGAGCGCACCCTTGACGTCGTCGGCGACGATGCCGTTGATCTTGTCGACGTCGCAAGCCATCTCCAAATCCTTCGCCGCAAACTCACCCATGCGGATGCCGACGTCGGATAGGTCTATCTGCTCTCGGACGTACCCCGTCACGACAGGCGATAGCCAACCGTCGCGAATGAGGCGCTTCACGTCGACGTCGTAGGCGACGGCGGTAAAAAGCGCACTGTCCCCTTCCGTCAAGTAGCCCTGCCCGAGACGGTACGGCGTCGCCGTGTACCCGAGTATCCGCAGGTCAGGGTTGACTGCTCGTAGGTCGGAGATCACGCGCTGGTATGACGTCGTGTCTTCAGGGCTTAGGAGATGCGCCTCGTCAATGATCACGACGTCGACATGCCCGAGCCTTGACGTCGACCGCACGATGGACTGGACACCGCAGATCGTGATCTGCTCGATCTCCTTTCGTCCAAGCCCGGCGCTGTAGATCCCGACCGGGGCCATCGGCCAGATCGACCGCACCGCCTTCGCATCCTGGACGATGAGTTCCGCCCGATGCGTCGCAATGACGACGCGGCACCCGAAATCCTGCACAAGCCGCCGCGTCGTCTCTCCGAGCGTCGGGCTCTTGCCGCTTCCCGTCGGCATCACCACAAGGGGGCTTGCTGGCTTCTCTGGCGTCGACGGTGCCCGCTCCCAGTACGAAAACACCGCGTCGACTGCCTCTTTCTGGTAGTCCCGTAACTTCATGATCTGTGTTGCTCCTTTGTGCTTGACACGTTCTATCGGCCCCCGATAGAAGTCAAGGCACAAGAGGAGAACACATGCAGATCATGAAGCTCGCGCAAGCCATCCGGCCTCATGCGCCAAAGGTTCTTGTCTACGGTGACAGTGGCATCGGCAAGACGACGCTTATCGGCAGCCTTCCGGGCCGCGTCCTGATTGTGTCCGCAGAGTCGGGCCTGCTCTCGCTCTCGTTCGCGTCGGGCGATGACCGCTTTGACGTCGTCGAGATTGTCACCGTCGATGACCTGATCAACGTCCACAAGCATCTTACCGGCAAGTCGCACGGCTACGATTGGGTCGCGCTGGACAGCATTTCGGAGATTGCCGAGGTGGTCCTCACCGCAGAAAAAAAGAAGGTCACGGACCCGCGTCAGGCATACGGTGCCGTTATCGAGCGCGTCACCGCCGCGATGCGGGCCTTCCGTGATCTGCCGATTGGCGTCTATTTCTCGGCCAAGTTGGCCAAGGTGAAGGACGACGCCACGGGCCGGATCTCCTACGGGATCTCGATGCCCGGCGCAAAGCTTGGCGACGCCGTCCCGTACCTCTTTGACGAGGTGTTCCGTCTCGTGTGTGTCGACGAAGTCGACCCCGACGGAAAGCGCGTGCCCGTGCGCTACCTCCAGACATCCGGCGATGCGCGAAGCATCGCCAAAGACCGCAGCGGGGCGCTTGACCCGCTCGAACCTGCTGACCTCGGCGCCGTGGTGGCGAAGATGGCGGCTCACGCTGGCGCGGCAGTCTCCGCGACGAAGGAGTGATGACCATGTCCGACTGGATGAACGACAACGACCCCCTCGCCCTTGATTTCGACGTCGCCAGCGTCGAGCGCCGCCCGTCGAGCTTCGATCCGCTGCCTGCCGGTGACTACCCTGTCACCGTCAGCAAAATCGAGGCGAAGAAGACCCGCGACGAGCAAAGCGTCCAAGCCAATGTGGAACTCACCGTCGACGACGGCGATCACAGGGGCCGGAAGATCTGGACGCGCATTACGCTGCGCACCATCCGCACTGACGAGAAGGGCCAGCAAATGCTGGACATTGGCAAGCGCCAATCTGCCGAGCTTGCCGATGCTTGCGGCGTCACCGGCATGAGCCTGTCACCGTGCGTCGGTGCGCAGATCGTGGTCAAGCTGAAGGTGCGCCCTGCCGCCAACGGCTACGACGCCAGCAACGACGTAGTCGCATTCAAGGCCCGCGCTGGCGCTGCGCCGGTCGCCGTCGCCAGCAAGCCCGCCGCGTCGGCTCCGACGAGCAAGCCCGGATTTATGGCCCGCAAGGGATGACACCCATCGCCCCGCACGGATCACCGTGCGGGGCTTTGCTTTGGAGATTCACATGGCCCGCACCTGGTACGACCGAAAAAACGGAGCCCGCACGATGCTTGATGGCACCCGCCTACGCGCTCTCCGTGAGAGCATGGGCATGAGCCTGCCCGACGTGGCCCGTGAAACGCGCTGTAGCGTCGCCAGTTTGTCAGTATGGGAGAACGAGGGTGCTTGCCCGTCGACGGAGTCTATCGCCGCGCTGCGGGCATTCTACGGTGATGCTTTGGAAGCATCGGGCGCTCTCACGGTGTCCGATGCCTGACCCCATCGTTCTCAGTGCCCCTTTGCGCGTCGACGCATGGACCAACGTGCGCGGCCACTGGCGGACGACGCAGAAGCGCAAGGACCGCGAAAAGCAAACGACATCGTGGCTCCTGCGTTCTCGTGTGCTGCCGGACCTTCCTGTCGTCGTGACCTTCACGCGCATTTCACCGCGTGACCTCGACGACGACAACCTTCCGTCGGCTTTCAAGTACGTCCGCGACGAGATAGCGCGGCACTACGGAACGCACGACGGAACCACCGCGCCGATCACATGGCGCTACCAGCAACGCCGTGCGCGTGTCGACGAGACGGCGCGTTACGGATTCACGATTGAGATTGGGAGCGCAGAGTGATCATCTACATCGACACCGAAACCGGCCCGAGCACCCGCCCCGACGTCGTGGCCCACATCGCAGGGAAACACTACGATCCAAGCGACCTCGACAGGGCCGCCAAAGATGCGGCGAAGGCTCTTGAGAAGACCAGCCTATCGGGCACCTTCGGCGAGCTGTGGGTGATCTCCGTCGCCACCGACGGCGACGAGCCGATCACCTACGTCCGCGACGGGACCGACCCAGACGGCGAAGGGGCGATGCTGCGCCGGTTTGCTGAAGACGTGATCGACCTCGACAAAGACGTGTCTTTTTCCCGCCACCTCGACGCCATCGTGGCTCACGGCGCCGACTTCGACCGCCACATGATCCGCCAGCGCTGCACGGCGCACGGTGTCTATCTGCCCGCCGCAATCGCAGGATGCAGCCCAGACGGCACGTCGATGGCCCCGTGGGATCGAGCCAATCGATGGCGATGCACCATGGCGCTATGGACAGGCGACACCCGAGGCCGCGTCAGCCTGGGAGATCTCGCGCTGGCCCTTGCGGTCGATGCGCCCGTCAAAGGCGCAGACGGGATCGACGGATCACAGGTCTGGCCCCTGATCTGTGCTGGCCAGATCGGCCGGGTGGCGTCCTACTGCGCCGATGACGTGCGACGGGTGCGGGCGATCTACCAGCGGATCATGTCCGCCCGTCGGCCTGATCTGATCTGATCTGCTCTGATCCACCGCATCACAATGCGGCCACGGCACAATCAACACACAAGTGCTTGACGCTTGTGACGATGGTGTGTAGGCTGTGGATGTGGCCGGCAGGGGTGCCGGGCACGAAACAGGAGAGACACACATGACCGACAGCTACATTCCCCCCGGCGCTGATCACTACTGGGGCGCTGACCTCGACCTCCCCGACACCCGCGATGAGCCGCCGGAGGACGACCACCAGATCAGCGACGAGAAGGCAGAGGCATGGGCCGCTGAAATGGGCGAGGAGCGCGACATCGAGGACGTGCTCGCCGAGCTTGCTGAAATCTACGGGGTGATGTGATGTGCCGCACCATGCGCAAAGCCCTTGTGGCCGAAGCCAAGCGCCGTCGTCTGCCCGTGTGGGCGTTTCTGCTGCTGATCAATCACTGAATGGGAAAAGGGAGAGACACAATGCTGACAATCACGACCGAAAAAATCACGCCGTCAATCGCTACTGCCTACCTTGAAAGCAACACCCGCAATCGACCGATCAAGCGCAAGCATGTCATCACGCTGGCAGACGCAATGGCCCGAGGTGAGTGGCGCACGACGCACGAAGGGATTGCGTTCGACTCAAACGGCGACCTCATCGATGGCCAACACCGGCTCTGCGCCGTCGTCATGAGCGGCGCGACCGTGTATATGGCCGTTGCCCGTGGGTGCGACCCGGATTCGTTTGCCGTCATCGGCGACGGTGCCCGCCGGTCCTCTGGCGACGTCCTGCACCTTGCAGGCGAAATCAACGCAAAAAAGCTGGGGTCGGCTGTTTTTGCGGCGATTCTCGGCACCGAAACTCGCACCGCAAGCAAGGCCGAAATCGCCGCATGGATGCGCGGCACCCATGCGCAAATCACCCGCGACATTGTCTCTGCAATGCGAGACGAACACGCCGCCGTCACAGGCGCGATAATCCGGTCTGTCGTTGCAGGTGTTTTCAGTCACGCCCAGGCAATTGACTTTGCGAGGCGATATCAGTCCGGCGATTGGGACGGAGCCACGTCGCCAATTTGTGCGCTGAAGGCGCGAATCACGAAACACAAGCACACTCGAGTCGAGCAATACCTCTATGCGGTGCGAGCGATCACGATGTACGCCGAAGGAAAACGTGCGCCAAAAATCTATCGCGCCACCTGTGATTTCGAGGTTCCCAATGCGTGACCCAGACCGCCACTTGCCAGACCCCGGCATCGACGACAGCCCCACCGACGCCGAGCTCGCCAGCGCCGCCGACGGCGTCGACGTGACCCGATGGGTGGCAGACCTCGTCGACACCGGCGAGGACAGCGCGGCTCTGCTCCGATGGGCACAGGACTGCTACCGAGAGATCATGGATGCGGTGGAGCGTGGCCGATGAGTCGCCACATGCATGGGCGTCTCGCCCTCGCATTCTGGTACGGGCGCTGTGCTGCGTCCGTCATCGGCCCACTGTAATCATCGGCGACGACCACAACAGCGACACCGTCGAGATCATCCGCGACGCGACGCAACGATTGAAGGAGACAGCATGAAGAAACCCCCCCGAATCGCCTTGAACATCGATCTGAAGCCCGCTGAACGGCAGGCCCTCGACGCAGCAGCCGCCGCCGTCATCGACGAGCGTGGTCGACCCATGCGCGTGTCTACTTGGGCGCGTCGTGTGCTGATTGAAGCGGCGAAGGCCACGGAGAACACATGAGCAAGCACACACCGGGACCGTGGACGGCCCGAGAACCCAACGGCCCCGGCATAGGGTGGCGTGTTGGCCCGGCATGGCTGGGAGAGAAACCATGGTCAGACGAGACAAGTGCCAACGCCCACCTCATCGCCGCCGCGCCCGATCTGCTGGAGATGCTCGAAAAGTGCGTCGCTGCGCTTGAGGCGGTGGACCGCACCTACGCCTCCGCAGCTTCCTCGGAGGTGAGGCGAAAAGTGCTGGACGAAGCCTGCACCGTCGTCACCAAGGCGAAGGGGGAGGGCTGATGCACTCCATCCCCTTCCGCCAACTCGGCATCGACGTCGACGGCGACTGTCACGGCACAGAAGGCCCATGGGTTTTTGACGCCAGAAGGATGATCGTGACCTCGACGCTACCACGCACGGGCATGCGACCAGCCGGCGACCCCTTCCCGACGGTCTGCCGCCTGCCTGCCTCCTACACGCCGCAGGTCGTCGACGGCTACCTGCTGGCTGCCGCCCCCGATCTGCTGGAGGCCCTTGAGGATATGCTGGGGCACTGTCAGGGCTGCAACGGCAAGGGGCGCTGCTATGGCCCCGTCCCCGGCTCTCCGGGGTCATATGCAAGCAACCAACCATGCGGCGACTGCGCGGATGCTCGCGCAGCCATCGCGAAAGCAAGGGGGAGCCAATGAGCAAGCACACACCGGGACCGTGGTTCTACGCAGAATCTGAAGTAGGCACTCCGTTCGTCGACTCCGAATCTGTTGGCGATTTGTCCGCCGTCGCGCTGCCGCTTGACGAGCAGAAAGCAAACGCCCACCTCATCGCCGCCGCGCCCGATCTGCTGGCGGCGCTGGAAGATCTGCTTCCTGACTTGCAGTGCTGGTGCGACGTCGCGTTCACGGCTCGAGGAAAGCATCAGCCGAACACGCTCTGTCACCACGAGGAAAACGTGAAGGCCGCCATCGCCAAAGCGAAAGGCCAGTCATGATCGCCCGCATCCTTGCCATCTTTGGCGTCCGTGTCGTCGACCTCGACATGGTGCATGTGCCCCTCGACAAGTGGCACGAGATCATTGGCGAACGTGATCGCCTGCGTCTTGAGGTGGAGCGCCTGCGGTCGCTTGTAAGAGGTGGAGTGTGATGACCATGGACTATCAATCTTTCATTGACCGCAAGAGCTACGCCGAGTCCTTTCCGGGCATCGACGACACCGATATCGCGCCACACTTGTTCGCGCATCAGCGTGACCTCGTCTTGTGGTCTTTGCGCAAGGGTCGCGCTGCGGTGTTTGCAGACACCGGCCTCGGTAAGACCGCTATTCAGGTGGAGTGGGCACGCCATGTTTCGCGGCGTGGTCGGGTGTTGATTCTGGCACCGCTTGCTGTTGCACAGCAGACAGTCGAGGAAGGCCGGCGATTCGGTGTCGACATGGCCTACCGTCGCGACGATGCGGGCGACCTCATTACAGTGACCAACTACGAGATGCTGGACCGATTCAGCCCTGACTCATTCGTCGGCGTCGTGCTCGACGAGAGCAGCATCTTGAAGTCGTTTAACGGCGCGACCCGCAACGCCGTCATCGGTGGGTTCAAGTCGACCCCGTACCGCCTGGCGTGCACGGCGACGCCGGCCCCGAACGACTTCACGGAGCTTGGCAATCATTCGGAGTTCCTCGGGGTCAAGACTCGCACGGAAATGCTTGCAGAGTATTTCGTGCACGACATGGACACGACGCAAGACTGGCGGCTCAAGGGGCACGCTATCAAAGGATTCTGGAAGTGGTTGGCGACGTGGGGAGCGGTTCTGCGCCGACCGTCGGACCTCGGCCACGAAGATGGCGCCTACAGCCTGCCGCCGCTCCGGTTTCACGAACACGTTATCGCTGTCGATAACATCGGCGCTCACAAGTCCGGCCTGTTGTTCGCGGTGAACGCCACGACGTTGGCAGACCAGCGTGCGGTGCGCCGCGGCACAGCCGACGCTCGCATCGCCAAGGCTGCCGCCCTCGCCAGCGGAACAGGGCCGTGCATTGTGTGGTGCGAAATGAACGACGAGAGCAAGGGCGTAGCGCAAGCCATCGTTGACGCTGTCGAGGTCACAGGAAGCGACAGCGTCGACGAGAAGCAGGCAAAGCTGGCGATGTTCTCATCGGGCGAGAAGCGCGTCATCGTGACCAAGCCAAGCATCGCCGGATTTGGCCTCAACTGGCAACACTGTGCACGCATGGTCTTTGTGGGGGCCAGCCATAGCTACGAGCAGACCTATCAGGCCATCCGTCGTTGCTGGCGTTTCGGCCAAACGATGCCGGTCGATGTCCACATTATCCGCGCCGACACGGAACAACTGGTCATCGACAACTATCGACGCAAGGAAGCCGAAGCTGCACGCCTGGGGGCTGAGATGGCCCTGCAGGTCATCGACAGCGTGAGAGCAGAAGTCCAGGGCGCATCGGCCCGCGAGTGGAACCCGTACGACGCACAAACTGCCATGACCATCCCGTCGTGGCTCAAGGAGAGCACATGAACATCATCGACCAGAACGTGACCGACAATTTCGCAGCCTACCATGGCGACTGCATCGACGTATTGCGAGGGATGCCAGACGAGAGCGTGCATTATAGCATCTTCTCCCCGCCGTTTGCGTCGCTCTACACATATAGCGCCAGTCCCCGCGACATGGGCAACTGCGCCAGCCACGATGAGTTCTTTGAGCAGTTCCGGTACCTCGTGCCCGAGCTTTACCGCGTCATGAAGCCCGGTCGCCTGCTGTCATTCCACTGCATGCTACTGCCGACGTCTAAGGCTCGCGACGGCGTCATCGGGCTGACGGACTTCCGGGGTCAACTCATTCGTGCGTTCCAAGAAGTCGGCTGGGTGTTCCATTCTGAAGTGGTCATCTGGAAGGACCCTGTCACGGCGATGCAGCGCACGAAGGCGCTTGGCCTGCTTCACAAGCAGATCAAGAAAGACAGCGCCATGTCGCGTCAGGGTATCCCCGACTACCTTGTCACGATGCGCAAACCCGGCGTAAATCCCGAGCCTGTGACACACACTGGCAAGGACGACGACATGCCCGTCGGGATGTGGCAGCAGTTTGCGTCGCCGGTGTGGATGGACATCGACCAGGGCGACACGCTCCAGTATCGCAGCGCCCGCGAGAACGACGACGAGAAGCACATCTGCCCGCTTCAACTTGAGGTCATCCGACGAGGCATCAAGCTGTGGTCAAATCCCGGAGACACGGTGCTGTCGCCGTTTATGGGTATCGGCAGCGAGGGTTACGTCGCACTTGAGATGGGTCGTCGGTTTGTCGGCGCTGAATTGAAGCGCAGCTATTTCGATCAAGCTTGCCGAAATCTTTCGTCTGTCGCACACGGCAGTGAACGGCAACCAGCGCTATTTGGAATTGTTTGAAGGGAGCACGACATGCACGACACTGAAGGCGAAACGATTGAACTTGAAGAACTCCTGACCGCCGAGAAGACCCGCGCCGACGAAATGGAGGCTTTGGCGGAACGGTGGGAGGACCGCTACTGCATCCAGACAATCCGCGCCGACGAACTGTCCCGCATGGTGGCGGCGTGCGTCGAGCACATCGACGTCGTCGAGCGCATCCTCGGCGACCACGAGGAAGAGGGCGGCGTGTTCATTCCTCGTGCCGACCTGCCCAAGCGCTTCTCCCACCGCGACGGAGACTACCTTGCGGTCACCCACACTGTCTCGGCTGGAACCTACGCAAAGCGAGTCGACGAACGAGACGCCGCCATTCGCGAGCGCGACGAACTCGGCATCCAACTGGCGGCATTGCGCGAGCGGTTGCGGTTGGCGATGGATGCGGCGCGCAAACTCAAGGCGTTCCGCGACGGCATCGCCTTCAAGGTTGACGACGAGCGCGGCGTCCACAGCCTGCGAAGCATCGCCGTCAACCTTGAGCGCCTGTGGGATGAGAGCGCCAACGCCCTCGCCGCCCTCGACGAAGTCCCAGGCGACACATTGGAGCGCCCATGATTGCCATGCTGTTCGTTATCGTCGTCGTCAGCGTAGCTGTCGGCCTTGTCTACCTCGCCGACGTATGGGAAGCGCGGGAACGCGCCCGCCGTCGTCATGAGGCCCTGCAATCCTTCTATGGACGTGAGTCATGACCAGAGTCCGTGGAACCGACAAACTTGATCCGCCGTCGACGTACCAGCGCATTATCGAGCGTGGGCCGTGGGCCAGCTACGCCCGATGTGAGGAGTGCGGCGTCGACGCCGGCCGCGCCTGTCGCGACATGAGCGACCGTGAGGCGCTAGAGGTCTGCGATGAGCGCCGGCTCGTCATCAACGACAGCGCCGCCCGCTGTCGTGTGCGAAACGTCGACGACGAGAAGCCAGAGAAATCGAGACGCGACAAGCCGCCAGCCAGCGACAAGCGCACGAAGAAACGGCGAGAAGAGGGCAAAGCAGGCCAGCCGGTGTACGTCGCCTGCCACCACTGTGGCGAGCCGACCCGACTATGGGGGCAGGGCCTGATCTCAGGCCGCACATGGTGCGCGGCCACGGAGTGTCGTCGCCACAAGGGCAGGGTGTATCGCGCCGAGCGCGGGCTCAGCAGGAGGAGCGCATGAGCGAAGTGAAGCATTGTCACATGAACCGAGGTGCCCTTGAACGCCGCGCCGATGCGCTTGCCCGCTCTGAGGCGGCGCTACGCGCCGACCTCGCCGAGTGCCGCGCCGAGAAGGAGCGGCTCCGCAAGCTGAGTCTGCATCTGCAGGCCACGATTGACCGCATCCGTGTGGCTTGCGGGCCGGTCAGCCGTTAGCCCGTGACGACGAGAGGATACCCTCTGACCACGCGATAGCGCCTCGGTGACGCGCCCCACATGACCTCAGCCTGTAGGGTGCGCCGGTCGATTTGGACCACCTTCGCCGGTGCGCTGTCGGTCGCATAGATGACGTCGTCATCGTAGGCGAGCGCCATGATCCAGTGCTCGCCTACGTCATCGCCGGTGTAGTCCACATGCAACCACGCGAAACCGTGCCGTGGTTGGATTCCGTGACGGTCGATTGCGTCGCAGATTGCGACGCTGAGTTGCCGCGCCGACATGGCCCCTTTAGCGACCGTCCAGGCTGACTCAGGATCGGGACAAGAAAACCCCGCAGAACGCGCCAAGCGCGGCAGGACGGCCAGCGACGAGCCGGGTGCCCAGACGGGCGGGACCGCCAGCGCGGCGCGTTCACACACCGTCTGTGGCGTTGCGCCAGCGCGGGCACCCGAGGCCCGCTGTGCTTCGGCCAGACTGGTCGCCGTGCATCCCCACTGCGCGACGGTCTTGCCGCCGTGGCCGTAGGGAGACGAGCCCCATCGGCGGTCGCCTTGCCACATCACGCGAGACGGGAGGGGCCAGCCGTGCATTATCCGCTCACCGCCATGACGACGTCGGGCTCGCCATAAAAGCGAGCTTGCTGCGCGGCCTGCTCTGGGGACATCGCCCACAGGTAGCGGGTGCGGCCGTCGACGTAGTGGGCAACGTAGCGTCTCACTGGCGTTCCTCGATCCGCTTTGCGGCGTCGTCGACGACGTCTGCCACGGCGTCATTCTTTGGGTCGTCATCGCTGCGGAGACGAGCGGCGTACAAGCGAAGCGCAAAGCCGGCGACCTCACGCACGACGGCGTAGATGCCGCCGCCAGCGAGCATGGCCTGCCATTCTGCGGCGACGTAGTTAGCGAGTTCCACTGTGGTTTCCCTTCAGCAAAAGTGCTTCGATGCGGTCGAATCTTTTGTCCATCTCGGCTTGCATTTTTTCGACGCTGCCGGCCACCATCGCCAGCGCCTCTTTGCTGGCCTTGTCACTGCGCAGCTCCGATGTGATTTCCTCAAGACGACGCACACGAGCCTGTAGCGCCGCCCATGCCGCTGCGCCACCTGTCGCCGCCGAGAGAGCACCAATGGCAATTTGCTCAATCACGCCACACCTCGAAACCAGCCGCCGCAGAGGCGCACGGTGTCGTAGCCGGTCGACCACTCACGTTCGACGCGCTGCTTGTTTTTCCTGAATGACCAATCGTTGACGGCGTCCACGTCGACATCCAGCCCGTCAGTGCGTCTCGACTTGCGTTGCGATGGAGCCCACAGCAGAGCACGGGGAATCGCAGAGAGAATTGCTGGGACGTCACCTGGACGGATGCGGCTGGCCGGGTCCATCGGTGCCTCGCCGAGACGCACGGACACGCGAGGCTCCGGCTTGTGGTCCCAGACGCTATCGACGGTGTTGTCGCAAAGCCCGCCGTCGCCATACAAGCGGATGTCCGGCGACAACTCCGTGCCGATTGACGGGATGACCGCCGCAGGGACCACGCCGCACATGAACGACGACGACGCGATGACAGCCTCACGCACTACAATGCGCGGTGTGCTGTGCTTCGACAGGTATACGGGCCTCGCCCTGTCGAGGTCGGTCACGCACACCACGAGCCCGCTGGTTGCGTCGCCGAGTCGTGCGCCCTTGCCGATGTGCGTGTCGACGAGGTCGCCGATGACGTCGAGTGAAAACAAGCCCCCACGGGGGACACTGGCCGGCGACAGCGCGAGAGTCTGTCCACTCTCCAGCACGTCGACGAGCATGGCGACGATGACCTCGTCGGGCAAGCCAAACGCCTTGCACGTTGCGACGATTGACCCCGCCGATGCGCCACTCCAACCAAGGACTTTCGCGTGTGCGTCGACGGCAGCAGCAGCACCGGCGAGGTAGGTGATAGCGGGGCCACCTCCGCTGATACTGGCGTACACTGGACGACGTGACATGCCGGTCACGGTATCACCGCGACGGGGGAACCGGAACCCCCACCAACGCCGCCACTCGGTTTGCCCGGTGGCTTTCTGGTGCCGGTCACCGCTCCACTTCCGTGGTGTGCGTCGGCTCGACGTCGGGGTAGTGCCAGTGCGGATACTCGCCGAGGGAGCGGTGATTCATCGTGCGCGTGGCGATGCTCATGCCGCCAAGGTAGTCCGCAGAGATGCGGCCACCGCCGAGATGGCGACGCACGAATCCGGGGCAAGCGTAGGTGTCGGAGATGACGACGACGACGGCGTCACCGATGACAGGTGTGCGGATCTTCATGGGCCTCCTAGACAACAGGCCCCACAAGGGGGCCTGTTGCGTGTCACGTTGTCGTCGACGTTCAGCCGATCTTGCGGACAATCAGGCTGAAGTCACGGATGGTCAGGGCGTGACCGTTGGTGCCGACGCGCACACGAGCCTCGACGGTGTCGCCGACAGCGGTCGGCGAGAACACGGCGTAGGCGGCCGGCATACCCATGCGCGACGCCGTGGACAGCTCGGTCTTGCGCGAGCCCACGCCGATCTGCGCCTTGGCCGCGCCACCGACGCTGGCCCAGATCTCGACGTCGACAACGGCACTGTTGGTCGCGATGCCGTCGCCGACGATGGCGAAGACCTCATAGTCGCCGATGCCGGCGGGCTGGGCGACAGTGACGACGCCAGTCGAACCGACGAACGAAAGAGCGCCGCCAGCGTTGTTCTTGGCGACGGTGTAGAGCGTCGACGAGAGGATGGCCTGCGGCGTAGCAGCGGCGGCGACGGTGATTGTCTCACCAGTGCCGTTCTTGATCTGCGCCACAAGGGCGAGGGGAGTGCCACCGGTATTCAGTGCTGCGAGGGACATGTGTGCTCCTACTTGCCGCGCTCGCGGCTCTGACGGTTGATGCGCTCGGCACCTTCACGCGCAATTTTGCGCGCTTGTTCCGAGGTGAGGGAAGGGCTTGATTGCTTGATCTTTTCCGCGACCTTGTCGACGGTGGAGGTCTTGATGTCAGACACGAGCCACCGCCTTCGTCGACGACGACGCGACGGACTTGACCATCGCCTGAATGCTCTTCGCGACCTCGCCGCCCATCTGCTGCTCCATCTGGACTTCAGCCTGACGACGAGCCTCGATGGATTTGGCGATGAAGTTATCGCGGGCCTTGGCCCATCGGGCGAGCATGTGCTCAGGGTGTTCGCGCTGAATCACGTCGGCCTCGAAGGCGAGGGCGTCGTCGGAGGAAGGCACAGACTCACCAGGGCGAAGCGTCCATTCGCCAACGTGTTCGACGAGAAACACGGGAAGCTGCGTCTCTTTGCCGTCGACGACGACGGGGACGCGCTTCGACATGACACGCGCAAGCGCCTGTCGCTGAGACGTGGGTTCGCCCTCTTTGGTCACGCCACCGTCGGCAAACTCGACGATGTGGGGGTCTTTGATGCAGCGGAGTTTGATCGTTCGTTTCACGCGACGCGCCTCTAGTGAGGGATGGGAAAAGCCGGGGGCTCACGACGAGCCCCCGGCAGGCAGACCTCAGTCGAGGTCGTAGATGATCCGGCAGCCGTGCTCATCGGTGTGCTCGGCAACGGACCAGCACCAACGACCAACGGCGAGGAGGGTGTCGTCAGCCAAATCGTACTGGAAGCCCAGCGACGGCTCGTAACGCTCAACCATCTCGGCGAAGCCACGCACGGAGCCGGGGGTACCCGTCTCGCCACGGCCAGCGACGATAAGCGCGGCGACACGGTCGACGCCAGCGTTCGCGGTCTGCATGACGTTCTTGTTCGCCGAGTAGATCGGGATACCAGCGAACGAACCACGGAAGCCGTTGCGGCTCGCGTCCGGGCGATGGTTGAAGAACGAGACATCGCCAGAACCGCCACCGCCAAAGATAGCGGACAGCGACGCGCCAGAGCCCGACGCAGCAAGCGTACGGAGGTCGGCGAGGCCCTGCTCTTCAAGCATGAACACGAGGTCTTCCGACGACGGGTTGTTGTCCATGACCTTGAGCAACGCATCCAGCAACGTGGCGAACGACAGCGGCTGGTTGGTCGTGCCGGCCGACTCCGACAGACCCGAGAAGAGCGCGAGGGCGTCAGTCTCGGCACGGAGGTAGTGGGCCTCGAGGATCTCGGTGATGGCATCACGCACGAGCGGCAGGGCACCGGGGTTGTTCCCCTCGATGGCGCTGATCACCTGGCTGCGCGGCACACCGGGGAGCGCAAGCTCGACGGCGTCAGCGGTGAGCTGAATGCCCTGAACCTTGGTCGTCGGGGTGATCGAGATGTTCGCCTGCACACCGAGCGAGGCCGGGTTGCTGAACGCAATGCCCTCGCTGTCGTCGACAGCGGCGGCAATCGCGGACTTCTTCCGGATCTTGCGGACCTTCGTGGCGCGGCCCGAGATATCGGCCATGTTGAGGAAGGGGAGCAAAACGTACTTGCCGCGAAGCGGGTCAAGCGCAAGCTGCGACATGACCTCGGTGAGAATCCAATTGGCAACGGTCGTGCTGCTAGAGACGGGCATGTTTCACCTATTGCGGCGTCAGCCGCTCAAGCGTTTTGCGCCTTGTTCGCCGACGAGAATCGCCCGACGCCAAGGGAGGGCGAACCGCCGTTGCGATTCGCCAGAACTCGATTGAAAAACGCCGACACCGCGCCGGGGTCGCGCTTCTTGATCTCGGCCAGCTTCGCGCCGCTCTTGTCGGCGAGGGCGGCCTCGATATCGACGGCAGACACCGGAGCGGGCGCACCCATCGGCGGAGGCTGGCCCTTGACGGGAGCCGCCGTCGTCGACGTGGAGCGGAAAGCCGCAAGCACCTTGCGGCGGGCCTCGATGTCGGACGCGCTGGCGTAGAGGTCGCGCACGGCGTCAGGCAGTGCGGCAGCCTCGGCGTCGAGGCGCTTTGCTTCCTCGGCCTCGTAGCTGCGCCACTTCGCCGCCAGCGGCTCGACGCCTTCGAGCTCAGCGAGGCGGGCCTTTGCCGCCTCCAAAGCCTTTGCGATCTCGCCGGCCTGCTCGGCCTGCTCCTGCGCCCGCTTGCGCTCCTCGCGCTCGGCCTTCTTCGATTCGGCTTGCGCAGCCTTCAGGCTCGCCAGTTCCGCCGCAGCGGCCTTGAGCGCGTCGAGGTCCACGACGTCAGGTGAAGGGGCAGCAGAGCCCGCTACAGGCTCTTGAGAGGGGGTCGGCGCGCCATCGGCGGAGGTGGTCATGGCGGCAGTCTACTGCACTCTAGTGCAGACGTGCAACCCGGACCTGCACTCTTTTGCAGTTGACAGGACGCTAGTGGGTGCGGCGGACGACCTGATTGAGTGAGCATGGACCGATGTCCATGCCGGTCGCTCCGCCAGCCAGCGACGTCAGTTCAAACTGAAT